GCGGTCCCCTGTTTCGCGGGGGAGAAAGAAGAGCTGACCCTGAAAAGGGAACTCATCATCGAGAAGGCCAACCGGCTTCAGCTTCAGCAGACCTTGATTCAGCGGGAGTTTGCGGAGCTTCAGGCGGCGCTGAAGGACGTCGACGCGAAGCTCAAGAAGTACGAACCGAAGAAGGATGAGGGGAAGAAGAAGTGATCTATCTCCTTTGGGAACAGCACGAACTCCTGCTCTGGTATCAGCTCTGGCTCGTCGAGAGCACGCTGGCGGCCACGGGGTTCTGGCTCGAAGTGACTCGACCATGAAGGGGAAGCGGCCATGTCCGCAACTACATTTTGGAGAAAACCTATGACTGTCAAACTCTCGAACGGGAACGGCTCTGAAACAGTGTTGCGGCTCAGTATTCAATCAATCATCGCCATATCTACCGTCTTCGCCCTTGCGATTATAAGCGGGCTGTTCATTTGGGTCAACGCACTGTCGAGTACCGTATCAGCCCACGGCAGCGATATTGCCGTGCTCAAGCAGGTGGACTCAAGTCATAAAGACATGCTCGTTGATGTGAATTGCAAGCTCGACAAGGTAGCCCTGAAACTCGACGAGATAAGGGAAGATCAGGTCAAAAGGCAGAGGCAGGAGCAGGGAAGATGATACCTGAAGACCGCCAGTATTTCGTGAACCTGACCGAAGCGCAGCTCATGGGGCTGTGCATTTGGGCAGAGGCGCGCGGGGAAGGCGAGGCCGGGCGAATCGCCGTCGGGTCCGTGATCCTCAACCGGGCCGACTACGGCAAGGACCATGACGCCTGGGGTCGCAGGTTTGGAACTTCCATCCATACCGTGATCCTGGCCCCGGCTCAGTTCTCGTGGACCATCGGGGCCGACCCGCAGTACGCCAGGTGCGTCAAGATTGCCAAGGACTACGACGGGGCCTACCACGATCACCCGAACCTGTTCGTCATGTTCGAAATCGCCATGAAGCTCCTGCGGGAAGAGATTCCCCGCAACGTGACGGCCCTGTACTACCACACGCACGCCGTCAAGCCCAAGTGGGCGCGAGAGATGACGGTCGATAAAGTGATCGGAAACCATATTTTCTACAAGGGATAAGGAGGACACCATGAAAAAGCTGTTTGCACTCATCATCGCGGCCCTGTTTCTGTCTGGCTGTGCGGGCATCCAGGTAAGCGACGACGCATCGCAGGCCGTGCTTTACAAGCTGGCCGGGCACAGGCTCGGCTACGAGATGGGCAAGAAGGACCCCGCCACCGCTCAGATTGCCCTCAAGGCCGTTGACGGCATTATCCAGACCATCGAGACGGGCACGACGGCCCCGGCCCTCTCGGCGCTGTTGCAGGAAGGTTTGGCGAAGCTCGCGGCAGGCTATGCGAACGACCCGGCACTGGCGGCAGAGGTGGCCATCGTCGCGGAGCTTGTGATCTTCAAGGGGTCCGAGGTCAACGTGGAGGCGTACAAAGCCTATCTCTCGCAGATGAAGGCCGGCATGGAGGGCTACAAGCTCGGCTATGCCCTGGCCCTCGCGGTGGCGGCGAAATAGAAGAAAGGCAGCAGGCAGGCAGATAAGGAGACAGAAAGATGATTATTAAATTTTTCCATGAAGGGCAGACGATGTTGATTGATGGAGTAGACTTTTGCAAATATCGGACACTCGGAGCTGATGAACAGGTTGTGGTGCGGGAAGATGTCAAGGATTATACCGCTGACAGAAACCGTCCGATCATGTGCCCACCCGCAAAGGATTATACCGCTGACAGAAACCGTCCGATCATGTGCCCACCCGCAAATGTATTGGCTCAACAGGGCGAATCAAATGCGCGGCTTGAGTTCTGGTATGAGCGCGGCGGTAACAGCGGGCAACTGCTTTGCCAGAAGCCTGTATTCTTGATGAGCGACGAAGGAAAGACCATCGAACGAATCTAACAGACAGCCGCCTGCTGTCTACTTTTGGTGAACTCATGAACGACCTTTCCGTCTACCACTCCGTCAAGGCGCAGCTGCAGACAGGGGACCTGCTGATGTGGTCGAGTGACCGGCTCATCGGCAAGGCGATCCGCTGGCGCACCCTGTCCGAATACTCCCATGCGTCCCTGGTGATTCGCCTTGCGGAGTACGAGGGGGCAGAAGGGAGGCGGTTCACGACGGAGGCCCTGGCGGACGGGGTGATCCTCAACGTCCTGTCGGCCCGGCTGGCCCACTACGACGGCCGGGTCTGGTGGTTCCCGCTGGATGAAGAGAAATGCAAGGTTAAGCGCTCCCATGTCGGGGAGTGCGCCCTGTCCTTTATCGGGACCCCCTACGACTATCAATCCATCCTGCGCCTGTGCCTTCGCAGGGTATCGACGCAGATGGACAAGCTCTTTTGCTCGGAATACTGTGCGGTCTGCTACGGGCTCGGCGGCGAGGCCCCGACCCCCGCGGACATGCCGAAACTCGGAATCTTCAAGGAAGCAGTGAGGCTGATATGAACGAGATCCTGGAACGAGTGAAGGACATGAAGAGCACGCTGCCGGGCACGTTGGTCCTGCTCGGCTCCATCGTCGTGATCTTCAAGGAGGCCGTTGCGGAAGTTGTGCAGTGGATCGCCGGGCTCGGATACACCCTGACCCCGGACGGGGAAAAGCTTGTTTCGGTGCTCGTCGCCGGGATCGGGCTTTACCTGATATTCGGGGCGGGCGGGAAGAAATTGTCCACCCGGGTCATCCTCAAAGACAAGGAATAGCCCATGGCTACCAACATCAGCGAGATCTCAAGGAGAGTTGCGCCCGACGTCATGGGGTGCCCGAATGTCCTCATTGACGAGGCCGTCCTGCGGACCCTCATCAAGTTCTGCGAGGATACCCACATCCTTGAGAAGGCTTTCGAGCACGACGTGGTTTCTACGGACATCGTAGCGGCAGACAACGATTCGGTGAATGTCAACATCGCAACCTATCTGACCGACGGCCGGCCGATCCTGCTTACGGAATTCAGTATTGACGGGGTCCCGTGGGACGCCCAGGAGATCAAACTCCTGAACGACCAGGACGACCTCGACGAAATCTCCATCTCGGGCACGAAGTTTTTCACCTGGCCGGACACGACGCACATCAAGTTCTATGGCATCGAGGCCGAGGATCAGCGGTTTTTCATCAAGCAAATCTTTGTGCCGCTCGATACCGCGACAACCATGGAGGACGACCTTTATTACAGGTTCCGCGACGTGATCGCCGCCGGGGCACGGGCGCGGCTCTTGGAAATGCCGCGGAAGGACTGGACGGACCCAGCAATGGCCGGTCTTAACTGGAGCCGGTACAACGATGGCGTTGCCCTGGCAAGGATCAAGAAAGACCACGGCATGACGCGGCGCAGCCAAAGTGTGAAAAGTCTTAGATTTTTCTGAAAGCATGAAAAATGTAAGGTTTTTCGCAAAACGGGAAAAATCTCAGATTTTTCCAGAAACGTGAAAAATGTAAGGTTTTTCTAATGCGGATCCGGCAGAACTTCTTTTCAGGAGAGCGGCCCAGGGTGGCAAAGCACCTGTCCAAGGACTACGAGGCGCAGATCGCGGAAAACTGCGACCTGTCCCGCGGGGACCTTCGGCCGTTCCGGGCCAACGCACGAATCCAGAACCTCGCCGAGACAGGCACCCTCAAGAGTCTCTATCAGTGGAAGAAATCCGGCGATGACGAGTGGATCGTGCATGTCAACGAGCTCGACTTCGCCCGTAGCCCGATTGCCGGCGAGGCCCATGACCGGGTATATTTCACCGGCATGGACGAACCCCGGGTGCTCACCACGTCCATCTTGAGCGCGACCTTCGACTTCTCGACGGATTATTACAAGCTTGGCGTCCCGGCGCCCGCGGCGGCCGTCACGATTGATGCAGGATATACTCCCGGAGCCACATACCGGGCCTACATTTACACCTATGTCGTCAAGCTCGACACGACGGATGCAGAGGAAGGGCAGAATGCGGCGATCGCCTCCATCACCGATTACGGATCCGGCGATGTCACGCTCTCCGGCTTCACGGAACCGCCATCCGGCCGGTCCATCGGGAAGATCAGGATTTACAGGACGGCGAGCTCCACGTCCGGCGTTGCGGAATTCCTTTTCGTGGGAGAGTTCGATACGGCAGGGGTCAATTTCGCCACCTTCACGTTCACAGACGATGTTGCTGATTCCGCCCTCGGGGAAGCGTTCACCTGCGAAGATTGGGCCCCTCCTCCCTCAACACTTGCCGGATTGATCGCCCCCGACGGCGGATCTTTGGCCGGGTTCGTCGGGAACCGGGTCTATATCTCGGAGCCCTTCCTTCCCCATGCCTGGCCGTATTCCTACCCGGTCGACGGCACGATCGTCGGCCTGGGCTACATCGGCAACACCATTGTTGTGCTTACAGACGAGTTTATTTATCTGCTCTCCGGCACGGCCGATGCCATGTCCAGAACAAAGCTCAACGGTCGCTACCCCTGCCTTTCGAAGGCCGGGATTGTTTCCTGCGAGCTCGGGGTGCTTTTCCCATCGGAAGAGGGCATCGTACTCGTCACGCTGGACGGCCCGAGGCTCTACTCCTACGACTATTTCACGGGCAAGCAATACCAGGCCAACTACAGCCCCACGGCTGTCAGGGCAGCGTTTTTCAACGGGTATTACTTCGGATTCCACAACAACGGGTGCTTCATGATCAACACCCGGGATATGTCCCTATGCCGGATCACGACCTATCCCAACGCGGCCGCTCCGCACGTCTCGCTGGTCGACAACCATCTTTACTACGTCTCTCAGGACTACGAGGGCGACAATGCCATCTATGAGTTCGAGGGCGAAGACGACACATACCAGCAATACCGCTGGCGCTCGAAGGAGTACCTGCTGGGGGTGCCCGCAAGCCTGTCCGCGGCCCGGGTGATCCGGGACGTCTCGGAGTACGGGGCGGCAAATGATGAATCGGACGACCTCGTAGGATCAACCGTGAACGAGGATCCGCTCAACGAGGCGGCGCTGAACGACGACGGCACGCAGCAGGTTTACCTCGGCATCACGTTCAAGTTTTACGGGGATGGAGAGCTCTTGCTGACGAAGACCATCACAAGCGACGAGGCTTTCCGCCTGCCTGCCGGTAACGCCTACAGGCGGTGCTACTTCGAAGTGAGCGGGGATGTCCCGGTTGTCGATGTCGCCCTCGCCCCTTCCATGGAGGAGCTCGATGTCGCTGCTTAGGCCGCAGAGATTCGGGAAGGTGCCGGACGGCCTGACGCCGTACCACCGGGAATTCCTGCAAAAGGTGAGCGATGCCGTGGCCATCCTCATCGGGGCAAAGAAGGCGCAGGCGGATACGGCAAGCCCGCCTCTCAGCCAAGCCGTGACCTTCGGGGATCTCGCTACTGCCTTGGCTGCAATATCCGGCGGTGGCTCGCTGAACGTCAAGGTTGGAACCATCACGCGGGACATGGACGCGGCGAGCGGCGATGTTTCATACAGCGGGGTTGGGTTTACGCCGAAGCTTCTCATTTTTGCCGCTGCGGTGCAGACAACCTCGATCAGTGTCGGGTTCAGCGACGGGACGACCTCGTGCGTGGCGAAGGGGTTTGACAACAGTGGCAGCATCCTGTTTGCCGGAGGATCAGGCAAGTGCATTGCCCTGCACGAATCGGCTATAGCTTCACAGGACGCAGAGCTGACTTCTTTAGATACCGACGGGTGGACCCTGGCGTGGACGAAGGCCGCGAGCCCATCAGGCGCGACCATAACGATAGGCTATCTTGCAATCGGATAAGTCATGAAAGAATACAAGCTCCTGCCATACACGGCCCTCGACGGAATCCCGACCTTCCAGGATTCTTTTATTCGGGGCCTCTTCGAGAGGATGGACCGGGAGGGTCTCGTTGATCGGGTGTTTTACGATGGCAGTGTGGCCTCTTCGGATTCCTTCCTGCAGATGATGAAGCACGGCATGAACAGGCTTTTTGTGATCGAATTCAAAGGAGAAATCGCGGGAGTGTGCTGGCTGAACAACTTTTCATCCCGACGTGGTGAATTTCACTTCTGTTTCTTTTCGAACCTGCGGGGCACGGATGCCGTGGAAGTAGGCCGGGACGTTGTCTGTGAGCTTCTTTACATGGAGGATTCGGCAGGGAATCCGATCTTCGATCTTCTGTACGGCATGACGGAGGTTGAGAACAAACCCGCACGCTTCTGGTGCAAGGCCATGGAATTCGAGTATCTCGGGGTTGTCCCTTCGATGCTCTGGAACGCAAACCTGAAAGAAAGCGTGCCAGCTCACTTCTGGTATGTCGAAAGGGGGAAGTATGGGCGGCAAGGGCGGTAGCTCGCAGCAGACGACGACCAACAATTACGACCCGGTCTACAACGCCAAAATGGCGGCGATCGCCGAGCGGCAGCAGGAAATGGCCGAAGATCAATGGGATATGTATAAGACATATTTCCAGGACTACGAGATCGCGGTCGCCCAGCAGAACAAGGACCTCCTGCCGTACATGACCGAATCGACGAAGGAGCAGCTCCAGTACCAGACAGAGGCGTCAGCGGCGAATCGGCGCCTGCTCCCTGGCGCTACGGAACTGGCTGAAACCGAGCTTGCCGGGCAGAAGCCTGTCGCCGAAGAGTATTACCGGCAGGCCCTCGAGGGCGTCAACATCGAAGACCGGATGGATTCGGCGTCCAACGAGGTCAAGGCGGCGGCGAAGCTCGGGGAATCCATGAGGCGCCGCGAAGCCTCACGCTACGGCATCGACCCCGGGAGCACGACCTTCGGCAATGCCGTCAACAAGGCGGCCCTGGATACTTCGAGGGGGATCGCCGGGGCCCGTACAGGCGCAAAGGAGCGGGCCGAGCAGGAGAATTTCCAGCGCCTCGGGCTGGCTATCAACAAGAGTGTTGCCCCGATCGTCGGCCAGGGAGGCGCGGCGACCGTCAACAATGCCGATCCCTACGCCCGGGCGGCCGGGTCCTACAGCGGGGCGGCGGCCACTTACGCACCCCTGGCAACGCGGGTGCTTTCCTCCACGACGACGAAGGACGACGGCGGGGGGGGATTTTGGGACTTCGCAGGAACCGCCCTCGGAATCGGGGTGGGAGCGTACACGGGCGGCCTCGGGGCCGGAATGGCAGCAAAGACTCTCATGAAATAGAGGTAACGCCATGAGCTTTTGGAAAAACGCGTCAGATGCGCTGTCTACCGGCGTCCAGTTGGGCGTAAGGGCCCAGGACCGGGCAGAAGACCGAGAAGAACGCAGGCTCGACCGCGAGCAGCGGAAAGAACAGTGGGAAGCCTCAAACAAGAGGGCCGAGGCCGCTGAGGCGAGGCAGCAGGAAGAGTTCGACGAAAAGAAGCAGTTCAAGATCGTCACGAAGCTCTTCAACTCGGCGCACTCATTGTATCAGGCCGGCGTGGAAGCAAATGACGACGGCATGATCCGCCAGGGGGCTCAGAAGCTCGTCGACACCTACAACCAATACCTTCCGAACGGCGACGAAACCCGCATCATTTTCAAGAAGGACTCCGCCAGCGATCCCGTGATGCAGGCCAAGTGGGATGAGGACCAGAACCTGAAAGGCAAAGAGGTTGCGATCCTCTCCAAGTCCGGCGGGATTATGCCGTTCAAGAATCTCGACGATGCTTTCAATTACGCCGCGGCAAACCTCAACATGGAGAATTTCACGGCCGGGGCGAAGGCGGCAAAGGCGAAGGTTGCGGAACTCAATGCCAAAGAAGAGCCGTTCATGGGCAACGACGGCCAATATTACACGCGACGATGGAAGATGGGGAAGGGCGGGATGCCAGAGAAGAGCGACCCCATTCCCTACACCGGCGTCACGAAGGCCTCGAAGACCAAGCAGGACGTTGTCGAGACCGAGCAGGTCCTCGGCCGGAAGCTGAAACCGGGCGAGGTCGGTGTCAAGACGGGCCTCACGAAACCCGAGGGAGCGTCCGAGGCGGCGAAGAACTTCGCCCAGGCGGAGAAAGCCAAGGCGGAAGGAAAGGCGGCGGCCGCAGAAGGGAAGACACCCAGGATGAAGAAGGCCGACCTCGACGCGGCCAAGGCATCCCTTGACATGCTCCTGCGTCCCTTCGTTTCCAAGGGCCAACCGATCCTTGACCCGGAGACCGGGGAAATGACGCAGGCCGCCGACAACGGCCTGAAGGTCGCCGGCCAGCTCATCGACAAGTACAAGGAAGATCCGAAGAGCCTGACGAAGGAAGAGCGCCGTAATCTTCCGCATGCCGTCCGGGCATGGGAAGTCTACAAGTCCATTTCTGCATCGGTCACGGCAGGCCACATTTCACCCGAGCAGGCCGCGAGGATGGCGGAAGGGGAGGGAACCCCCTCCAATTACAAAGACGGCAACTGGCACGTCGTCCCGAGCGGCGAGCACAAGGGGAAAGAGGCCCGCTACAACCCGGAGACCAAGAAATTCCAGATCCGGGAGAGGGGAGGCGCATCGGCCAGCTTTGACGACTCCGGCGAGCCTGCAGCGGCACCGAGAAGTGAGGAAACGCCGCCCGTTGCGTCGGCTGGGCTGACACCGCCCGCGCCTGCACCGTCAACTCCGCCGTCTCCCAAGCCTGAACCCACGGCCGCACAGCAGAACGCAACCCGGGCT